GAGCGGGGATCTACCCCGTTGTTGACTAGCTTTTGATGCAGCCCTAGTGCGTAGCTGGTGATTTCCTCAAATCCCTGGGCGCCGAACCACTGGTTTTTTGCTTGCCAGCGCAAGGTCTTTTCGTCGGCTTGAACCCGTTGGGGTTGCGATGGAGTAGTTTGTACTACAGGTTCTTCACGCTGTAAAGGGGGTGCTTTGAAATTTTTTGCACTCTTTACTTCCCACGTAGCCTCAGCCAGGGCTTCCTGGGCTGCCACGATGGCGTCAGCGTCAAACGATTCCTGGGCCGCTTTCAGGTCACGCCTGGCTTTCTCCAGCTTGGCTTCCGCCGCCTGGTTGGCCATGGTCATGTACTGCTGGGTACCGGAGTCCACGTACGCCTTGAGGCGTTTGTTCTCCTCGATCATGTGCTGAGCAAGACGCTCAAGCTCCTCTTTCTCACGAGCCAGGGCTTCCTTGGCTCGGCGCTCGTCGTGGCGGGCATGCGTCAGCTCCTTGATCCGCTTTTGCGCACCCTGGGTATATGACTCAATCTCGTCGTCCGTGGGGTCCTCAACCTCACGGTCCAGGGGGCGACGGCCACGATCTCTCTCGGGAGTGTCGTCAACGATCTCGATCTCAACGTCGTCTCCTGCGACGGTGATCTCTACGTCATCCGCCGGGGCGGACCTCTTTTCTTCTTCCAGCTCGTCTGGAAACTTATATGCGTCGTTCATCTACCACTCCTTTAAGCGCGGGTAATCCCACGAGGATCTTGCACAACACACTCCACCTGATCGTCATTGATCACGCGGAACTCTTTGCCAAAGATCTTGAAACGCGTACCGGTATAGGTACGAACAAGAATGAAGTCTCCCTCCTTACACCACGGGCCGGTGGGGAACCGTTCCGGGTCTTTGTAGGCAGACTCGCCCATGCGCAAAACAAACAACACCGTGGTGGCGTGTTCTTCTTGGCGTATGGTCGCAGCGTCTCGAACCAGGTCGAGACTCGTACCGGCGATCTTTTCATCGACCTCGGGCACGATACACAGCAGCTTGTGGCCAGCTGGGATTGGCAAGGCTGACGCCTTGGTTTCTGCATCCGCGTTGTCGTCCGGCTGGTCGACGGGTTGGATGTGTTTGGGTAGTTGAATACCCGGGGGGAGGAGGATTTCACTCATCTGCTTTTTCGACTTTCTCTGCAAGGTCAATGATGTAACGCTCTGCCATCGCCAGACCCTGGATGACGCCACAGAGTTTTTGATACTGCTCAAAAGATTGACATGAACCACCCGCCAAGTCGTCCGCGTAGTTGTTCAGGTCGCTGCGTATTTGTTCGCGCAATACGCGTGCGAAGTCTTGGATCATTTAGTGGGCTTCTCCTTTGGTTGGTTTTGATCACGCATCATCTTGACCTTGGCTCGCGCCTGGGACTCTTGGTGACGCAACTTCTGGTCATGCGCCGCTTGGCGATGCTCCAGGTCCTGTGCGTGGCTGCGTGCAGCCATCTCTTGTTCCATGCGTGCGGTCTCGATGTCAAACCGCCCGGTGTCTCGACGCGCGTCGATGGCCGCTTTGGTCGCGTCCACGTTTAAGCGACGGCTGTCGATGTTCTGACGTTGCAGCAGCTGCGCGGCGGTACGTTGCTTCTCCAACTGAATCTTGGCAAGCGCCTCGGCAGCGTCTTGCTGGAGTTTCTTCTGGGCGATCGCCAGGTCTCCCTGGACCTTCTGCGCCTTGGTCTGAGCCTCCTGTTGGCGGATGGCCAGCTCTTGCTGCTGCATCTGAAGCACCGGGTCCTGGGCCTGCTGTTGAGCCTGTTGCGCTTGGGCCTGCGCTTGGTTCTGCTGGAGAACCTGCTGGGCGGCCTGGGCCATCATGCCCGAGAGCGCCACCTCCACCTCGGGCGGCAACTTCTCGTCTTCCGGGGGCAGGGGCATACCGAGCTGCTGCTCGATCTTCTGGCGATAGCCAAACCCAACGTGCTCGGAGATGTGCGCTTGCATCGCTGCCTGCATCTGCGGGGCGCGGGGGTTCTGGCCGATCAACTGCATGATCAGGGGGTCCTGCATCGCGGCCATGTGCACCTTGATGTGCGCCTCGTGGTCCTGGTACATGAACGCCTTGACCGGCTCGCCCTTGAGGACCGCCATGTTCTCTGCCACCGGATCGCGTGGCTTCTGGTCGTCCGGCAGGGGCACGAGCTTCTCAGCGTGCTTCACACCCAACACCTCCAGCATGCGGCGGTGCAGCTGCGGCAAGTCATAGATGTCCGGCGCCATCTGCGCCATCTGGATCACGGCTTGATACTGCACTACCCGCTGGCTCATGGTTGCCGCGTTGGGATCGCTCACCGGAATGATGTCGACCTGGGAGTAGTCTTCCTTGCGGGCCGTGCGGCGGCCTTCTTCCGGCTGATAGTCGTAGTCGGGGTCGGTGTAGTCCTCGATGATCTTGACCAGCAACTTCAACTCTTGCTTGAAGCTGTAGTGCAGGCGGGCTTGCACCGCCGTCATGACCTTGAGCTGACGCTCCAGAAGAGCCAGCGTGGTGCCCACCGGGGCCTGCGCAGACATGTCCGACACCTTCATGTCGGCTGTTGCGGCAAAGCGACGACCCTCGTCGACGATCGTGGTCAGCAGGTTGTACAGGGTGGCGCTTGGCTCCTTGTACGGCAGGGGCATGATGCTGTCACGCAGCGCCCCAGAACTGATGTCTACGTCCCGCCACTCGCCCGGGGCAATCGGCGTGTCATCACCTTTAATCCGAAGCCCACGGGTTTTGAGTCCCCCGGGCAGGTTCGATAGGGTACCCGCATCCACCAGCTGGCGCATGATGGAGGTTGCAGACTTGGCAAACCCGCCAATGAGGTGGAAGAGTCCGAAGCCGTAGGCTCCGAAGCCTGGGATGTATTGGTAGTGGACGAAGTGCTGTCGCTTGAGCTTGAGGGGGTCTTCTTCTCGCCAGTTGCGTCGGATGGCCAGGACATCGTTCGATCCTTTTATAAGGGTTACTACGTATGGCAGCGCGATTCCCGTCTCTTCGCCGTCATCGTCCTCATCTTCGTCCCCCGGCAGCACCAAGTCAACATGGCACTCTAGCAGCACGTACCGATCGTCGTCGATGTCGCTAAAGCCCGTCTCTTTGTCCTTGGCTTTCTTGATGTCGTCCTGGCTGTGCGTGGGGTCCGGCAGCTCGATGTCGCGGTAGAACCCAGCTTGCTGGAGCTTGATGATCTCGTTCTTGGTCTTACGCATGACGTGCGTAAGCCGGTAGCAGTTGTCCAGGTCTGACGTGCCGTACGGCAGGATGATATCCTCTGCCGGGATAAACATTGACACCTGACGTCCCAAATTGGGATCGTAGTACACCTTCTTGAACGCCGAGCCGGTAGCGGGAAGAGACCACAGCATGCGCTCATGCTCGGGGCGGAACTCCTTCATGACGTCCGTCAACTCGTAGTTCAGGTCGTCCTCGACGCGCTTGGATGCGGCCTTCTTCTCAGGCGTCTCCTTGCCCAATATCTTGGTGCGCACCGGGCCTTGGGCCGGGAATGTTTCCGTTATGCTTTCTGACTGGAACCTGACAATTGCCTCGGTGATCATCGGGTGGAACACGCCGCTTGCGCCCTGCCACGGCTCCGTTCTCTCCTCGTACTGAAGACCAAGGAGCTTCAACCCTTCTACGTACGACTTCTCCCACTCCTTGCGTGACTGCTTGTCCTGGTCGATGTCACCAGCCAGGTCCCCAGCGATCGTTGCCACGGCACCCTCAGATAAGGTCTCGGCTAGGTTGGCAGAGAAGCTCTCTTCGTCCTCTTCGCCCGGCATGATGGAGATGTCTAGTCCATCCGCGTGGATGTTGACGGCTTCCGGGTCAATGATCTCAATCTCGATCGGCTCCTCGTCGAGTGCGTCCTCCTCCATGCTGGAAGGGGCTTGGTATAAGGCCTTGTCGATGTTGGTAGCCATGTCGATCCTTAATAGTACGCCGCGCTACGGCGTCTGAAAAATCTGGGTTCATCCGGTTCGTCCGAGTCCAGACGAATAAACCCACCTTGTCTGAATCTCAGCAACGCCTGGCTGGTGGTATCCACGAAGTCATCGTTCTCGCCGTTGGGGAACGACGCCACTTCCTCGATCACCTCACGCGCCCAGCGTGTGTCTGGCGCCCACACCATGCCGGATGCGAACAGATCAGCCACTGCGTTCAATCGTACCATCTTGTCGTTGCCACGGCTAGGGTTCGTCTCCTGGACTGGTATGCCCATGTTGCGCAGCTCCTGGATGAGCGGCGCCCCGGCAGCCTTCTTTTCCACGATGAACGCGTCAGGCTCCCACTCCTTGTAGTGTTTGAGCGCAATCTGCTTTAGCTCCGGGAACGCCATGCGGTCTTTGAACGCATCCAGCAGGATGATCTGCGCCTTGTCGTTCTCTTCCTCGTTGTAGAAGACGCCCCACGTCGTACACGCCGAGTAGTCGGAGTTGGTCTTGGTCTCAAACGCCGTATCCCAGGACTGTATGACGTAGTCGCACTCGGGCGGATCATCTGCCTCCCAGACTCTCCAGAGCTTCCTGCTGATGATCGCCGCGTTGTTGCTTGTGGTC